CCACCGTGCATTGCGTTTGCGTCTTGTGCACTCTCAAAAGTCCATCTTGCTGATAGACGTCTTGATTTTGCTTCAACTGTTTGCTTTAAGATCTGAATAGACATTTTGCTACCTGCAGTTCCTTCACTTGCCGCAGTTGCATCAGGTGTTCCTGAATATGCTGTTGCTAATGCGAAAGGACTAAGTGCTTCCTGTCCTGCTGTCACAGAGTCTTTTGATTCTGCGTATCTTACTCTTAATGTATGGATCTGTCCTACAGGTCCACTCATTGGTTGCACACCAAGTAATTCGTTGGCGATCAATGAAGGCATAACCCTTCTAATAAGAGGTAACATTACTTTGTTTAAAGAAGCGATGTTTCCACTCATTGTTGAACCTGCTGAAGCGGATTCTTGTAATTGAACTTTTGCGTTCTCAAGAATTACGTCCATAGTGCTCTTTTTTGATCCGTTCAAGCCTTCTAATAAGGCTTCCTTGGTTGCGGACCAATTTGATTCAAATAATGCTTCTGCCATTATATTCTCCTATTATTTAAGTCCGGCTAGTTTTCTTAACTCATCAATCTCAACAACTGATGCGTCAACTATTTCTTCATTGGTGGAGCCGGTCTGCCCGTCCAACGATCTATTACCAGTGTGTTCTGATGTCACTGATTCCTTGATAATTGCTTTCTTAGTTCTAACTCCAACTACTTCGTGTATTACACTTGGAAGGTACTTGTTGAATGATTCTTCAAGTTTTGTAGTTTTAACTGATTCTAGCAATTCTGCCATTAATTCTTTCTTGTCCTTACTTAAAGGGGCAAGTAAGTCTGTCATGACTTGATTTCTTGTTGCTCTATCCTCTGAAATTCTGAGTTTAGATTCAACTAGTTTTTTCTGTTCTGCGATTCCCTCTGCTTTGGTTTTGGTTTCACTAACAACACCTTTCAATGATGTTAATTCTGCTTTGAGTTTTCTTACTTCTGTATTTTCATTTAAATACGAAGTTCCATACTCACTAGCCATTGCTTCGAAAATTCTTCTGCCGAATTCGTTTTCACGAGCCTTAGTAATATCTTCTTTGAATTGAGAAACTTCGTTTTTCAATGCTGAAGAAATGGTTTGTTCAACCTTATCTGCCGCTCTTCTAATAAATTCTTTTTTAGCATCTGCTAATTGAGTTCTTCCTTCACGGACTAACTGAACTTTCTTTTCAGCCAATTCACGTTTGTCTGCGTGGAATTCCTTAATTTCTTCTGCTACTGCGTCTAATACAAACCCTTCGAGTTTAGCAAAGTTTTCACTTTGTGATCTACGGTCTGCTTTTAACTCAGTAACTTCTGATGCTAATGTTTCTGTGATGAACTTGTTAAGCACGTCAGCATGTTCGCTAACGGCTCTTTTATAGTTTACTCTTTCGGCTACAGTTGCCTTCTTATCTTCGGCCAATTCTGCTAACTCGTCTTTGAGAGAACTTGTAATAAAGTTGTCCATGGCTTCAACAATTTGTTGCTTGTCATGTTCAAATCTTTGTGAAAATTCTTCTCTAAGTTCTGCAGTTAACTGGTCTTTGGCCTCAGCAAGGCGTGATTCCCATGCTTCTTGAATCTGAGTCTTAACGTCTTCTGATAAGTTTCCAGATTCTAAAAGGTCATTAAATGTCTTCGCCATTTGCTATCTCCTATTTGAGTTCTAATTCACGTATGAAGGATTCCATCATACGAGCAAGGTGTACTTCTGCTTTTTTGTCGTGTGTTATGGCGTTTGCCATCTCGTGGATTGCCGCACCGCCTTTCATATTAAATAAACTTTCATAGATCGCTTTAGGGTAGGCGTCAGGAGCACTTGGTTGTGCTACTATATCAACGGTTACTATGTCAAAATCACTAACTCTACCACTTTCATTTACATTACCACTTCCTCGGCTACTTACACCTAGTTTAGCGCCTCCTTTTAGTAATGCTTCAGCAATCTTACCCATCGGAGTATCCAATAGTTTAAGTTTGCCGTATCCATTTGAGCCTTCGACTCGCATTTCTGATATCATATGACTGACACGATCTAAATTTATCTGCAATTCTGTAGGATGATCTAACTCGCCAAGTACAGTTTCGCCGCCTGTTAGCCTCTTACCAATTGATTCTACTGCTGTAACAATTTCATCTTTTGGATAGACTCTACCATTTTGGTTCTTAACTTCACCTTGAATAAACAATCCGCTCATATGTAACTCTTTGCCATCTTTCGATGACTCAACAATGATCTCTGCGTCTGCCGGATTATAATATTCAAATAACTGTCTTGCCATGTTAAACTCCTTAAAATTAATTTAAGTTAATTACTTAACTTTTCCTGCTATAGGACTCTCTGACTTCTCACTAGCAACTTTCGGTGCTGGAGCGGCCTTTGGTTTTTCACCTATGTTATCACTTGTTGGATTACCTTTAGGTGCG